GGCGCATCGTCGACCGGACACCGCCGGGGCACCGGCCAGTAAATCGGCGATGGTGTCCCCGACCACATCACGCCGCCCTCCCCGACTGCCATGCGGTGCCCGCCCAGTTCGCTTCGCTGCCGTCCCCGAGCGTCACGTACTGACCGGTCGTCCATGCCGTCGCAGGCGTCGCGGTGACCGTGTCCATCGCGGTGAAGACATCGGGCGCTTCCGATCCGGCAGGCGTCCAGGTTCCCGGTGTGCCTGCAAGTGCGCCGGTCGCGTTCGGTCCGTTGTTGCTCCAGCCGGGCACCGTCATATCGATCGGCGGCAGCGGGGGTTCCGTCGACGAAATGCCGTCATCAGCGGGCGCGTTGCTCCAGCCGGGCGGCGGCGTCGCAAGTGGTGTGACTTGTTCGTCCATCGGTATCGCTCCTTCGGTCGGGACGAACGGTGCGCCGCGATGGCGCACCGTTGCGGCGTGTTAGATCAAGCCGGTGACCTTGCCGAAGGCACCGGGCCGATAGACGGCGAGCGCCAGCCGCTCTTCGGCGCGAATCGCGACCAGGTTTTTGATGAAAAAATCCTGATGCGAATTCGACGCTTCGACGCGGAGGCCGCCCCGGCGGAAGACCTGCGACATGGTGCCGAAGGCGCCGACGAGTGCCGTGTTGGCCACGATCGACGGCGTGACGGCGACCGGCGTGCCCCAGATCGAGGCCGTCGGCAAGGACACGAACGGTCCGCCGCCGAGGTACTCGCCCGTGGTCGTCTTCGACGTCGCAATCGTGAACCAGTTCGCCGGGTTCATGACGACGCCATCGGGATAGACGAACGCGCTCGTCGCGATCGCACTGATCTGCCGCAGGATCGCGTCGGCGTTCGTCTCGGGTGGAGTCGCCGCGCCGTTGCGGACGACCGGCGCTGCCAGTCCCACGCGGTTCATCACGCCGAGCAGATTCGGCGCGGTGCCGTTGCCGTTCAAGAGCTGGTCTTCCTCGGCCAACTGCACGCCGAGAATCAGTCGCGCATCGATATAGGACTGAATCGCGGACACGTCTTCGAGCATTTCCTCGGTGACCGGCAACCAGTGCGCGATCTTCGACACGGCGTCGGTGTGCTGGTCGAACGTCAGGGCGCTTTCCGGCTTCGCGCTGCCTTCGGCGGTCGGCGCGGCCGCGTTGGTGAACGCGGTCTCGATCATGTAGATGATCGCGTTGGACGTGGCCGTCCCCGACGCCATCAGGTCCGCGACCATCAGGCGCTTGAACAGCACGGGCAGGATCCCGGGCAAGTACTGCGGGATGATCAGCTTCCCGCCCGACGCCGGATCTTCCGTCAGCGTCGTGGCCCGCAACGGACCGACACATTCGACGGGTGGCGAGGCCCAGGCCCCGTTGCGTCGGTGGCCGCCGTTTTTCAGAAATTGCAAGACGTCGGCGTTCTGAATGAACTGCTGCCCGATCGTGCGCCGCTCGGCCGGCACCAGGCCGCTGTTGCCCGTGGTCCGCATTCCACCGGTCAGGGTGTCGAGGCGTGACCGCAGTTCGGCATCCCCGCGCAGGCCGTCCAGTTTCACCTTGATGGCCGCGCCTTCCGCCAGGACGGCGTTGATCTGTTGCTTCTCCTCGTCGGTCATCGTGCGGCCCGTCGTCGTGCTGCCGTCCGCGTTCGTGACGACGGTCTCATCGCAGCGGTGCGTGATGTCGTTGATCAGGGCGGATGCCCGTCCCACGACCGCCGCCAGGTCGGCTTCGAGTTGCTGAGTTTTCATCGGAGTTGTTCCAGTTGCAGCACGAGCGCTCGCCGCTCGTACTCGATGAGGGCCGGGTCGCGCGCGACGTGTGAATCCTTGGATCGCGAGTCCGTGTTCACAGGTGGCGCGTCGACCGCAGCGCGCGTCCCGACGAGTGTCGGGGTCGTCGGTTGCATGACCCGCGCGAGCGTTTCTTGACTGGTCGCAATGCGGTCGATCAGGCCGGCCTGGAGCGCGCTCTCGGCGCTCAACGTGCGGCCTTGCCCGTAGCCCTCGCGGATGTCCGCGGGGCGCACGCCGCGCCCCTTCGCAATGTCGCCGACAAAGCGCCCGTAGGCGCCGTCCACGAGCCCTTGGACATGCGCCTTCGCGTCGTCGGACAGGGGTCCGCCGTCGGCGCCTTCCGCCTTGTACTTGCCCGCGGAGAAGACCTCGCGCTTGACGCCGTGCGCCTCCAGCAGCGCGCTGATGTCGTCGTGGATCGTGTAGACGCCAATCGAGCCCACGAGCGACGAGGGTGACGCGACGATTTCGGTCGCGCCGCTCATCGCCCAGTACGCCGCGCTCGCCATCAGGTGATTGGCGTGGGCGATGACGGGTTTGATCGTGCGGGCGCGCAACACTTCGCGGGCGAATTCAGACGCCCCGGCCACGTTTCCGCCCGGGCTGTCGACGTCGAAGTGGATCGTTTTGACCTTCGGGTCGCTCACGGCCGCCTGGAGCTGCGCCGTCAACGCGTCAAACGTCGTCCCGCCCGACGCTTCGGTAAAGAGGTTCATCCGGGGCGCGATGACGCCGTGGATCGGAATCAGGGCGACCGAGGGGTCGGGGGAGACGGGCGCGTTGGTGGTCGCGCGGGCGCGGGCCTCGAGGGCGTCGGCCACCGCGCCGTCGTCCGCGTCGACGCCCGCGAGTCGCTGCGCGAGAATGGTGGCAATGACGCCGCGCATCGGTGGCGTGATCGCCCACGGATGCTCCAGCGCGAAGGCGACGAGATGCGCGTAGTTACGCGGCGTCGGCATCGGAGTCCTCCACATGCGGCACGAGCGCCAACGGCGGCGCCGGCGCGTCGATCGCCGCGGTTGACGCCGGCATTGCGTCCCCGGGTTCGAGGGCGGTGGACGGTCCGCCCGGTCCACCCTGCTGCTGCGCGATCTGATCGCAGGTCGGATCGTCCGTGATGCGTGGCAGATTGAGTCGGGCCCGCGCCTCGTTCGGCGTCATGAAGGCGCGGCGCACGGCGACCGAGAGCGAGGTCGTCTGCTCTTCGAAATTGCCCTTGAGTTTTTCGGCGATGTTGAACTCGCAATAGACGTCGGCGGTGTCGTCGACTTCCGGCAGCAGCCACAACTGGATCGCCAGCTCGATCATCGTGAACCACGGCCCGAGCGTGTCGGCGTACAGCTGCTTGTGCTGCTCTTTGATGTTGGAGAAGGTTGCGTGTTCCAGGTCACCGACAAACGGCGGCGGAATGTGGTACGCCGCGGCGCATTCGGTCCGCGACAGCTTGCGCGCGTTGATGTACTCCGAGTCGCGGAAGGACTGGGAGATTTGCTTGAACGCCATCCCGTCTTCCAGCACGGCCACGGTTCCCGCGCCGTGGGCGCCGCCGTGCCGGCCTTGCCACTGTTCGCGCCACGCCTGTTTCTGCGCGGGCGTCCACTTGGGCGCATCCTTCGGCCGTTCGATGACGCCCTCGACCTGGGCGGAGTTGAGCCAGTAACTCTCCCGATGATCAGCCGCCGCGTTCTCCTCGGCGAGGACGCGCGCGAGCGTCACGAGCGGCGACAACCCCATGACGTCGTGGAGCGGGTTGTAGCCGTTGAAGTAGACGACTTCTGACAACTCCAGCGGCCGCGGCTCCGCGCCGCGCGGCGAGTACACGTAGTGATCGGGGAGCAGTCCCCCGACCACGTACATGTCGACGGGCGGCAGGCGCACGAGGCCGATGCGGTCGGCGAGCCGGACCTTCAGCCAGTACGCGTTGTAGTAGACCGCCAAGTCCCCGACGAGGCTTTCGATCAGCCGATAGCGCGTCGTCGCATAGTTCGGATGCTCGAGCCAGTCGGCCAGCGGGAACTCGGCGGCCGTCAGGCGCACGCGGTCGGAGTCGGAGATCCGGCGATACCAATGCAGGCCGCAGTCGGCAATGCCGCGGGCCAGGAAATCGACGCACGTCCGGATGTTCGGTTGCAGGGCGTAGATTTGCGAGAACGCCCACGCATTCCCGCCGACGCCGTACCACGACGACATCACGCCGCCCTGATACGCGCCGTAGCCGGCCGCCGGCGTCGACAGCGTGCGCAACTGCCCCTTCGACATGACGGTGGCCATCAGGGCACGACCTGCAGGAAGGCCACGTTGTCGCGGTGCACGATCAGCTCGCCGTCCGCGACGGTCGGTTGTTCGCCCGATTTGAGAATGTGGGCATTTCGGAGGGTGAACCACGGCCCACGCGCGGACCAGACCACGCCTTGGAGCGCGGTGGTGGTGTCGTCTTTGAGGTTGACGATGACCGACCGCAAGAGAAACGGCGGACGCCAGGTCCACACGAGGGCTAAGTGTCAGGGCGAGGCGGGACGGCGCCTAGTTTCTATTTGAGAATGTCAAGCGTCTTATTGCGGCTTGTTGCGGCCGTTTGCGTCAGTCGTCGTCGGCGCGATCGTCCTCGAGCTTGCGGCGAATCACTTCACCGATGCTGACGCGATCGCGCTGCGCGCGTTGATACAGCTGATCGTACTTCGGCGCCGGCAGGGAGAAACAGACCGGGACGGACGGATGACGGTCATCGAGAGGCGGGCGGCCGGGTCGTTTCGGCTCGCTCATGGAAGGCGCCTCAGTGTAGCGCACTTCGGACCGAGTAGTAGTCCTCCTCGGAGACTTGGCGGTCGTCGATGTAGTAGCGAACACGTTGCACGTAGATGACCACGCCAAACGCGGTGACAGGGATTTGGTCGACCACCACGATGGTTTTATGACCCGGTAACAATGGCATTCTTATTCATCTCACGCGATCACCAGATCGGGATCGTCCGCGGGTTGATCCGGCACGCCAACGATCCGGCGCGCGTTCGCCATCACGAGCGCAACGGCACCGTCGATCTTGTCCTTCGCCGCGTCTTTGTCGAGCCGCACTTCCTTGTTCCGCCCGTGGCGCAACACGCTGTTGTCCATCATCCACGCCAGGATGAGATCGTGCCCGGGTCGCAGGCCGACGTCGACGATCAGCTTGGCGAGCGACAGGATCGCCTCGTTGAGGGCGTAGCCCTGCGGGGTGTCGACCATCGTCAGGCCGGCGCCCTGGAGATGCAGGGCGAGCTGCTGCGCGAAGCGTTTGTCGTACGCGATCTCGATCACCCCGTCCTCGCGGGCATCGTCCAGAATCGTCGCCTCGATCAGGTCCAGATCGGTGGTATCGCCTTCCGTCAGGGTCAGGAGGCCGGCGCGTTCCCACTCCTGATAGGGGCGGTCGGGATACTTCGTGACCGCCGCCTGCGGCAGCCAGAACCGCATTTTGGCGACGCACCGACCGTCGGGGAGTTCCCACAACCGCGCCCAGGCGGCGAAGTCGTCCGTCTGGCCGAGGTCGAGCCCGCCGTAGCAGGGCGCGCCGACCAGGGCCTCGGCCGGCACGGGGCCGAGGGCCTCGCACGCGCGCCACTGCGCCATGTTCCACGCGGCCGCGTGCGACTGCGTCCAGACGCAAAAGTTCAGGCGCAGGACCGTGTTCGTTTCGCTCGCGATGTTGCGCGCGTTCTCGACCTGCCGATCGAGGTAGTCCTGCTGGATCACGATCCCGAGGTTCGGGTTCGCCTTGATGTGGCACGCGCGATCGACGAGCGGATCGTCGCCCTCGTCCAGGCTGCAGACGTACGCGAACAAGCGGTCGTCCTCCACGATGCCTTCGAGCATCTGCCGCGCGTGCTCATGGTGCTGCCAGCAGATCGACGTGCGATCGAAGCCGGCGTTCGTGATCCCGAGCGACAGCGGTTGCCGGCGGCGCTTCATGCCGGCGCGCATCTTGTTCACGACCACCGCGTCCGCGTACTCGTGCATCTCATCGAGGATGACGAAGTGCGGGCGCGGCCCGGACTTGCCGCGTTTCTCTTTCGACAGCGGCCGGAACCACGAATACGTCGACGGGCAGGCGAGGTTGTCTTTCCCGCGGCGCACCAGCTCGAGCAGCTCGGGCGAGGCCTCGACCATGCGATCGGCATCGAGCCAGCAGATGCGCGCCTGCTCGATCCCGGTCGCCACCGAATACACCTCGGCCGCCTGCTCGCTGTCCATCGTCAGGCCATAGAGGCCGATGCCGGCGCCGAGCGGCGTCTTCGCGTTGCCCTTGCCCTCTTCGACGTACCCGTCACGGAACCGCCGATACCCGTCCGGCATTTTCCAGCCAAACAGCGATCCGACGATAAAGGCGTTCGCCGGCGTGAGCAGGAACGGCACCGCGTCCCCGTCCTCGTCGAGCGTGTCGGGCAGGCGCAGGACGTGTTCGAAAAACTCGATGATGTGATCGGCCGCGGCGGCGTGAAAGTAATACCCGCGCGGGTGCCCGACCTTCTGCGCGGCCGTGTAGCGATCGCGCAGATGCCGATCGCACGCCAGGCGCACGAGCGGGCCCGCGACGGTTCGCCCGTCGTCCACGTCCTGCGCGTACCGATCAACGCGATGGCGGAACTTCATCCAGGCGCAACCGGGCGACTTCCCGCCCGCACTCCGGGAGGTAACACGTCAGGATCAACAGTTGGCCCTCTTTGCGGGCGCGCAGCGGCGCCGTCGGATGACAGCGCGCGAGCAGGAACAGGACGGGCGACACATCGCCGCACAGATCGCAGCCAAACGAGTTGCGGGCATCATCGGTCATCGTTTCACTCCGATCGGGCGGCGCAGGGCGAGCGCCTGGCGCTGCAACCGCGCGACTGTGGTTTCCCGCTCGCCGGCCGCCGGCAAAGGCCCGATCGTCTGCACGCGCGATCGACTCGACGGCGTCAGCCCGAGCTCGGGCCACAACTGCCGGCAGGCCGCCAACGCCCGCGTCGCGATCGACAGATACGGATTCGGGATCGGATAGCCGCTCGGCGCCTGGATCACCATGCCGGCGCGTTTCACGTACGCCACCGCGTCCAAGTAGCGCGCCCATTCGAGACAGAGCGCCATCAACGCGCTCCGATCGGCATCGGTGATGAC